GTAGCCATGCGGGATAAAAAAACCCCATCATTGAGCGCGCCCTTGCGTAGGTTGCACGACTTACAGAGGACTCTCAGGTTCTCAAGGCTGTGGTCACCACCAGACTTGCGACTGATTACATGGTCGATATGCATCTCACCCTCATCTGTTCCACATACCTGACAGAACCTACCATCACGCTTAAACACGCGCTCACGCTGCTCTCTATAGCGTCTGCTATTGAGCGGGTCTAGTGCCAATTGTAATCCTTCCAGTGCTGCCATGCCTTGCATGTATCACCTTGATAAATTCTATGATAGTGAATGTAACTAATACCCCACTCTACCTGCTTGTATCCATTAACCCTTGCAAGGTACTGGCTGCGTCCTTGTGGAATACCATGATGAGATCCATTCTTAGCCTTTGGATTCCATGCTGATTCTTTACCATAGAGCTTAGATAGACATGAGAATTGCTTATAATCATATTGCAATAGATGTAATGCATATTCTTTGTATGTCACATATTGCTTAGGTTTAACGCCACCTGCTTCAGGCACTAGCAATAGAGATATCCCAATAGCTACTAGCACCCCGCGAGCTACGCCCCTAAGGGGCTCGCGGTGAGCCTTTGAGAGGCTCTGCTGTGTTAGCGTACCATCGCTGTCAAATCCATTAGCATAAGTGCTGGTCAGATCGGTGTGTCGGTTCATGATTACCCCCTGTGGATAACTTCTGTGGATAACTGTTGTCCTATGTAGTGTGTGTAAGCAGGTGGAATAGACTCTACTAATTCGCCCCAGATCATCCAATCAATACCCATTGCTTCATTAGCCTCAGCCATAGTCTTAGCTGTATGACCACCATTCGGAATCTCATCACGCATAGAGCCATAGATACCTATTGGCTTACCCTGTTGTTTGTGATGGCATTCAGTACCCTTTAGAGGCACATTAGACTCGAATAAGCGGTGTCTGCGTACCTTTAATCCAAATGCACTGCCACACAGCTGTATAGGGCTTATGAGAGGTGATTGAGGCACATTTTCAATTACATAAGGCTTACCTGAAGCAATCAAAGCCTCACGCACCTCTGGGATCATATCGATCTTCGTTGTGGACTTTCCTTGTGCATTGCGTAAGTGCTTAGTTGCTGAGTGTGTCTGACATGGTGGACTAGCAGCAATTACATCAAACTGTTGCAAGAAGTCATTATTTAGATAATCCCTGACATCGCCCCTAATGTATGTAAATGGGTAACGCTTGCCATGCTTGACATCTATGCCAGTAACCTCAAATCCTGCTTTTGCATAGCCAGCACTAGCCCCACCTGCACCACAGAATAGATCTAATAATTTCAATCTTTACCCCATCCCTTGCCCTTGAAGTGAATTGGATTCGCTGCAATTACCTTAGTCATAGGCTCATTGCAGTATGTGCATGGTATTACTGGTCGATCGTGCCATCCATGGGTGATTTCTTGACTAAGATTGCATTCTGTGCATCGGTAGTCGTAGGCTGGCATGTTAGGCACTTCCTTATCATGTAAGACCCACAGCCTGTGCAGCGGTCAATGTCTGCCTCTGTGGGTTCGCTAGTAATGTGACCATATCTTAATTGAAGTAGTGGCAAGAGATCCTCTAGACGGATGATCGCGGCATATTCACGCGCATCTTCACCTTGTCCGTTGAGTCTAATCACTCCAAAGCCCAATTCCCCCGAAAGGACTGTACGAGCTTTCAATTGCTTTATGTATGCCAATGGTTGAAATCCAGATCTAGCCTTGACTTCAACATCAAAGGGAACATTCACAATATCCTTGCCACTACCTCTTCCGACAGTTGCACCCGTCCACACAGTCGATAGGTACTGTGCGACTACTCGTTCTGTTCGGAAGCCTCTGTGTTTCCTTGCTTGACTAGCCATTAACAGCTTTACACTTAGCGCATTGCCATGTCACAATGCCATTGACAGAATCAGATGAAATGTCCTCTAAGTCTCTAATTGCAACTGGCTCATTGCACAGCTGACATGGTACGAATGCGGACATGAGATCGACCCACTCGCCATTGATCTTAATACCGATGCTACCCATTATGCCCACGCTTTCTGAGGTGCGAACTTGCCGTCTGATCCTAGGTTGTACCACTTGGTAGGGCATCTATGAGCAGATGAAATGGCTGAGTTGCAGAAGTAGCCACCCCAAGCCTTGCCATTCTTCTCGCCCTCTTTCCATTGCATGTGTCCATGCTCGCATGATGGAGCTTCTACTGCTTCAGGTGTTCCCATAATTGCAGCCACAGTCTCCATAGCCTTGTCAAGTGTGACAGGCGCATCCACGACCTTGTTATATTGACCAACAGGCGTTGTCCAGTAATCCTGATCCTCTGCCTTGACCTCTTGTACCGGTGGTTTAACTGGCTTAGGAGCTACGACCTTGGTCATCTCTTCTCGGCTTGGTCTCTTTCCTTTAGGAGCATAACCTGCATTTGCAAGCGCTCTGCCGATTGCCGAAGTCTCACAATTCTCAAGTGCTGAAGTCTGATTAACCCCTCGGCTAGTAACTGTTTCCTCAGCGTACCCTGTTGCCCATGCAACGCCATCTTCAGCATTCTTAAATAGATACGCTTTAACAATGTATCGAGTAGCCTCGACCACTTCCAACTCAGTTGATATGCGGAACGCTGGATAGTCCTTAATAAACTTTTCAAGTCTCACCTCTACTGGCTCGTAATCGGCTAAATTAAACATATAGGTCATTCTCCTCTGTGGCTAGTTGCCCTGCGAGTGCGCCATAGCTGCATAGATCGACCCAGTTGTCGATGTGCTGGGCTGATTGATTAGTCCTTGCAAGTTTAACCAAGACCATGATCCCTGCGACTTGATAGTCATGAATTGGTGTCTGTAAGTATGCTGAGATAAGCATTGCTGTGTGTTGCAGGTTATCTTGAGGGTGACCATATGAAAGCCCACGCTCGCGGATAGTGTCTGTGGCTGATAAGAGGATCTCATTAGCGCGCATCTGTTGTCACTCGCTGAAATGATTTAGCAACCACTAGACCCTCACGCTTTCCCTCATTAAAGCCCTTAGCCCATCCGACCAAGTACCACAAAGCATTAGCTGCTAGAAGCAACACGATGATTGGCATCTCAAAGCTCATTGTCTTTCCTATCTGTAGCAACGCCCTTGGTTGCTTACAGAGTTAGTGTGACATAAATGTCAGACGAATCCAGTATATTTGGGTAACGAATTGATAACGATTTAGGCGTATAACTTGCCGTAAAGCGTGAAAGATCCATCCTTGTTGATGGGAACTAGCATCGGGCTGACATGGTTTCCATGGGTTTCAATGACTGCCACTGACATCTGCCAATTAGCACTCCCAGCCTTTAGGTAAGAGGCTTTCTTCTTATCCATAACATTTCCTGCTTCTACGCCCCACAAAGTCCTGTATTGGCTTCCTATGCCCTCTGTGAAGGCACTAATGCCCGCCCTGTGGGTGTGTCCGCATACGACAGATTTACCGAACTTCTTAGCCAGACCAAGAGCTGTAAGTCCAGCATTAGAGTTCATCGATCCTTCATCGCCATGGACTAAGACCCAGCCTCTGTGGAACTCAAAGGGCTTTTTGTGAAAGCGTATCCCCAACTCATTGAAGCCCATAAAGTTGGAGTAATCGAGTTCTGGAAGTCCGATGAGGCTAGGAGCTCCTCTAACGAGAGTGTGGTATAGACGATCTGTGTGGTTGGATCTAGTGATGTCAGTCGTTCCGAGATCCCAGAGGATGTTCTGAGCCAGACCTCTGTCTGCATCTAATTGCCCCTCATATTCTAGGTGAGTGCCTTTAGCCCACTTTGACTGGCTCTGCATGTCAAGCTCATCGCCTGTGTTGAGAACTAAGTCGAACTTCTCGCGCTTTACTAACTTGATAAGATTCTTAACTGCTTGCTCATGATGATAGGGAATCTGTAGATCCGAGATCACCAAGTATCTGCGTTTAGTCATCGTCCTCATCTTCGTAATCGCCTAGCCGTTCTGGCTCGACTGGATCTGGCAAGATCCAACGCGGATAAGAGGGAACATCTGTAATCATGAACAAAGCGATGCCCTCAGTAAAACCCGCCTTGCGTAGGGATTTCCAATACTCATGTAATCCAATGCAGTAAGCATCGAGCTTTGAGTAACCTTGTTCCTCTAGTTGCTTAGTAGGTTTCCTTGCCATAGCACAATGCTACCTGTCAAGCAAGATGTTATAGATCTCATCGACCCGCGTGTTGAGTCGTTTGATCTCTGACAATAGGTGGGTGATTACATAGCCAGACAAGCCACCGAGAGCTGCAATGGTTGCAAGGTAAAGCGTGAAAAAATCTGACTGTGTCATTACTCGACCATGCCGTACGAATCATCTTTAGGATTCAACCAACGCAATACCGGTGGAATAACCGCTAATGCTCCAGCGTAGCCAATGTTTTTAGGGTCTGTTTCCCCCGCAGCGACAAGTGCAAGTGCAGCTGTTAGAAACGCTCTGATCCATGATCCCGACATCTTCTTTAGTTCGTTCATTGTTTCCGCCTAACATAGGTATCTGATAAAAAGCACCATCTTCATCAGCCTTTTTCGTAAAGCTGATGTGAGCGTGCTTGGTGTGTTTATTAGCCCCCGTGTATTTTCGCCACTTCCATCCGAGAATGGGAGAAGCAATTCTTCCGTTATAGATGATGTAAGCAATTCTCTTTTTTGAATCGCGCTTGGCAAAGACACGAATCTCATCTGCAAGATCTGGCATGATTTCTGGTTTTGATTTACCCGAGAGATCAGCGTCGATGTCGATAGCACGAACCCAGCCTTTGTCAGGCACATGATCAGAAGGCTTGCCTGAACGCATGTGGCGCTGATCCGCGATCCAACCATCAGACGAACGATCACGCTCTGGGAATGTGTCATCAATCTGCTCTCTTAACTGGGAAGCAGCTTTAGATAGTTTAGGCTTCATGGTGCAACAGGAAACTCCGCTGCATCTGCTAACCCACCCTGAGCAGGAAGATCGCGCAATGCTTGACGATAAGTAGCCCACGCTGCTCGATCTACGGGTGCATCTGGTAGTTGTGTCCAGTCGCTTGCAGCTAATTGCGCATTGCGCCAATTCTTAATCTGTTCCCACTTTTGCTCATCAGTGGCATTTGGAAACATTGGATTGAAAATAAAAGTATTCATGTTATGCCGCCTCGTATGTTATCTCAAAAGCAATGTTGTCGTTTGTTGTCCATGTAAAAGGAAGTGTATTTGTTATCTGAAAGTATTGTGTGTAAGCAGTGGCTGCTCCTACATAATAAACAGACATTGCTGTTGTTGAAGTCATAAAACCAAAACCCGCAAACGATGCAGTTCCATTATCTTCTATGTTCACTGCTGCTGGCGTACACAAAGCATTTGCTGCTGTAACTGGTAGTGAAATAGTTGGCGAGCCAGAAATACTTGAAGTGCTGCCAAATGTAAATCTGTAATAAGCATGAACGAATTTGCCAGATTGTGCGTATCTTGCAATGGTAGTTCCATTGCCTACTGTTAAATTAGTTACTGTTGGAGTCCATGCTGAGTAAGTTAGTCCACCGCCTGATGCAGCAGCCCATTTAAGACCTGTGGCAGTTGTTGAGTCTGCTGTAAGAACTGTGTCATTAGCGCCCACGGCTAAACGAGCAGCTGTGTCTGCTGCTGTTGCAGCAATAATGTCACCTTTAGCATCAAAGATAGTTGCAGGGATTCCTGTGGCATCTGCTACCCATGAAAAGTCCATATCCGTGTTAGATGCTTTAGTTAACACCTGACCTGTAGTGCCACCCTTTAGATCGACAAGAGAAGCATCGATAGAATCGCCTAGTGTCTCAATGGCTACTGCGCCATCCTTGACTAGGTCAGTACTGGTTGGTACTGCCCAACCAAAATTAGGGGTTGTTGTTGCCATTAGGTTAGAGCTCCGATCGCTTTAGACCACTGTAGTGTACCATTTACGCCACTCCAGATGGTGTTAGTTGGAATTACTGTTGCCCATGTCGGGGCTATAAGTGAGAAGTCTGTAGGTGAGACATAGATAGTTGCATCGACAAAGGTTGGTGTCGCTCTCATAGAGATGCCCTCTACAAAGCCTGAGAAGTACCCCTCGAACATGTTAAAGGGCAGGTTGGTAATAACTACTGGCTCGCCAAAGAAAAGGTTAATAAGGTCGTTTCTAAGGGCATCAGGCATAAGCGGATTGTCAAGTCTAAAAGTAATTTGGTCTAGCTGTGTTCTAGGGGTTGAGCGTAGGGCTAGATCTCTCTCGATGATGTCCTCGACATCTGCCAGATAGCGGATGTTGGAATCGATTGTCCTTTGATAGCGACCATAAGTCGTGATCGAAGCCTCGTCTGTGGCTGAGTATGTGCTGCCGTAGTCATTGCCATAGCGCACAATTTCGCTGTTGCGGATCTTGCCAATCTGTAAAATTGACTTAACGCTAGCAGGGGAAGCGTAGTTGCCATCTAATTGGGTTGAGCCGTTAGTTGCTAAATAATTACTTCTGTGATCTGCGTCTGCATATGAGATTCGCCCTTGCTTATCCTCGAAGAGATTTCCCAGTGCGCTGTCAGCTATCTGCTGGACTAAAGTCTGGGTGTTGCGATCTGCTGCTTGAAGATTATCCATTTCGTAAAGACCAGCATCAATCTCACCCAAACCAACATTCTCGGCATTAGCCCATGTGGTAGTTGGGTCGTAATCTTGCCACTGAAGGGCAGGTGCTACTTCTATCCACTCATTGACTAATAACTCTGAAAGAATAATGCGGATTTGTTCGCCATCAAGATCGTGATCTACGGAATCTGTGTAGATGGCTTTAGGGAGTTTAGCCAAAGCACCCACTGCAAGGATTGTGCCGAGGGTCACAAAGCCTGTCTCTTCTGGGCTTCTGACAGAAGTGGAGAAGTCTGAGACTGTGCCACCAAATACAGGCACATATGTGCCACCACTATCTTTAAGCTCTAGGGTAAGAGAATCAGTAACATCGATGTCAAAGAGGGCATTGGTGGAGTTAATGATTTCCATGCGAGCGTAACCTGCTTGACATTGGCGATCAATATCAATCCGACCTGTAGTGACATTAACGCCTGTTACATTGGTATAAACATTAGTGCCTACAGTGATGCGCCATTCTGGAAGCCATGTCATACTGCAAGCAGTCCTGTTGCACTTGTGCCACGCTGGTAGGACTGACGGACTACATCTTCCACAGCTCTAGCGATAGCCTCAGGATCACCGATTCCAGCCTGAATTGTAATGTTATAAGCATTAGCAGCTTGGGCTGCATAGCGTGAACCGCTAACCGCACCTGAGACACCCGCGCCACCTGAAAGACCTTGTAGAAGGGATGAGCGAGCGATTGATTCTAAATCAATAGTAGAAGCCATCTGGCTTGAAGCCGATGCGTTTTCCATGTCTAGCAAGTCTGCAAAAGCATTGGCGCGAGCTGCTGCTGCTTCTGCATATTCCAGAATAGCCCCAATAGATCCACCTGCTGTAGATATAGGAGCGATGTAATCCCCTGCTGGTATTCCAGAACCTAAAGATGCGCTTGTTGGAATCTTGGCTTTAGCTTGTCCATTAGCCTGAGCAAGCAACATCATCATTTCTCTGATCTTGCGCAAAGCCTCATCTAAATTATCTTGATCAATTAAATCTTTTGGCTTAAGGCTGGCAAGGATAGATTCAATGCTTGAAAGTGTAACCTTTTGACCAGTAAGCGCACCAAGAATCTTTAAGTCAGCATTAAGTTTTTCTGTTGCTTTGATAATAGATTGCTCATCCTTAGAAGCAATAGCATCTTCTAAAGCAAGGATTGAACGCTTGACATTAAGGCGAGCAGTGTCATTAGCAATCTGTAAGACCTGTGCAGAAGATGTAGCCTTGCCTAATTGCTCAGCCTGATTAGTAAGAGCTGCTGCAATCTGGATCTTGTCCATGTCAAAGATTTCTTCACCCTTGTTCAGGGCAAGATTAGCCTTGTCTACAGCCAGTTTTAATCTTTTAGCAGTTAGTTGCTTTCTTTCCTCAGCAGTTAGAATCTTGGTGTTTTTAACTACCTTGGTTAATACTGTTGAATACTTTGACAATGCTGTCAATTGTTCTGGTGCGCCCTGTGGGAATCCACCACTGCCACCTAGTCTGGCTTGCTCACCAAGTCGTGTAATCGCCCCTAGTGGTCCAGCACTTAATGAACGCCTGAATGGTGTAGTTAATAAACCTATGAGAGATCTAGTTTCACCATTAACTTGGAATGAACCAATTTGACCTAGACCGCGAAGGAAGTCTGCGGAAGCAAGAGCAGCTCTTTCCATGTCATTGGCTAAGTTATCAACAGAGTTTTCCTTGCTTAAGGCTTTAAGCGCATCAATTAAACCTGTGCCAATAATAGTCGTGGCTTCTTGTGCTGAGTTAGCCAGCACCTGCATTTGACCGGCATCTGTGTCTCTAAGGTTCTTGTTAAAGTCTTTGTAGGTAGAGTTTAAGACCTGCACTAAAGCATTAGCTCGTTCTGCTTCTGTGCCATTTGCAATCTGTTTTTTTGTGTTCTCATCTAGGACGAAACCTACGCGAGTCAGAGAAGCAAAGTTACCATTGAGGGCTTGGGCTAAGCCGTTGGTCATTGACTTAAAGTCTGCTGTGCTAGCAGTCGCGCCCTTTTCTGCCGTTACATAATCAAGGATGGCAGGGGTTAAGGCTTCGATGGTCTTTACTTGTAAATTGAAAGTAGCGAGCTGAGACTGTGTCTGGGTGATGTTCCCACCAGAGACTACGCCAATACGCTCTAGGGCTTTGGCTTGGTCGTTAAGAAGGGCGATCTCCTGTGTGGTCGCGCCCACTCCCACCTTAAGAAGTTGGTTTAATCTGTTCTGTTCTGCCTGTTGATCTAATGAGGCTTTGACCGCTAAACGACCGAAATTAACAATAGCCTGTGCGCTGAAGGCAATACCTATCGCCCCAGCTAGTTTCTTTGTGCTTCTGATTAACTTATCAGTTGATGACTCGGCTTGTTTAAAGGCTTTATTGCCTGTGAACTCCGCTGCAATATCAATGACTACATTTGCCATGATTAACCTTTCACCGAAGCGCGAGCATTTAACTTATCAGCAGATGTCTTAATGGCGTTTAGAACGGCTTGTCTAGCCTTGCCATTGTTCTCATCATAAGCACGATACAGGACTCGACCCTGCATACGATCTTTACCTTTAAGAGGTTGGCGGAACTTGCCATCTTGGTTAAGAACGAATCTACTGTCTGGGCTTAACTTGCCCATTCGCTCATAGATTGCTCCAGCTCTGGTCTTATTGAATACGCTAGCCAGTGACTTAAAACCTCTTGAATTAGGCTTTGATGGTGTTGTCTTATAGCCAATGCCTGACTTAACAAGAGCAGGATTGAAAGAAGGAAAGGTGGACTCTGACATTTGGCGTGGTAGCCATCCGCTTAGAATCTGTCCGCGATCTGGAACATAGCCTTTAGCAGACTTTGTAATTGGAGTTAAGGCTGTCTTAATTTCCTTTTGAGTTTCTTTTGCCAGATCAGGCGTGAACTTGCGAAGAGCCTTGCGAAGTTCAACCGCGCCCTTTACGCTTGCTGGCATCTTGAGACTCCTTCGCTTCATCCTTGAGCCCTTGCACAAGTGCATCGAGCATAATCTTATCTAGATCTAACAACTGCTGTGGCGCAATCCCCAATCTAATGCTTAGCCTAGCGATTAGATAGGTGAATGGAAGATCGCGCTTTAAGCTAAAGGGTCAGAGTCCTCGACAGTTACGCTCTTCAGCGTCTCAATAAACTCGATCCCATAAGGCTTAACAGACTCACCTGCTCTGCGTGTGACTTCCCATGCTAGCCAATAGACATCGCTCTGCTTTTCTTCATCGCGGAACGCCTTATGGAAGCCCTTTTTAGCGTACTGCTCGAACGAATACTCCACTGCTGGAGTGATCTCGCCTTCCAATACGCTTCCATCTGTACGAACTATCTTTAGTCTTGCCATGGTTTGCCCCTTTGTTTAATTGTTTAGAATGTGCCTGTTGTTGTTACTGCAACAGTTGAGTTTGCAGTGAATGTGATTGACTGTGTAGACATATCACCAACAGCACCATTGATGTCTGTTGTGTTGTTCACTAGAAGTGAGACAGTGTATAGAGGGTTAGTCGCTGAGACTGCTGTTCCCTTTTCCTGTAGGAATACACATGTGACTGTTGTACCCCATGCAGCCTGAAGTGTTGCAAGAACATTTGCAGATGCTGTGTCGTTTAGGAAGTCGATTGTTACAGATGATGCTTCCAAGCCCTTAACGAACTTGTGTGAAGAATCGCCCATAGCTGTTACTTCTAGCTCATCGAATGTGCGGTTAAGAGTAATTGATGTGACATGGTCTGAAAGATCAACAGAGTTAATCTTCACACCGACTTTGTTATTTAGAAATACAGCCATGAGATTATTCCTCGTCTTTCTTAGTAGTTACTGGCTTTGGTGCTGGTGTGCTTACTTGCCCGATTTTCTTCAGGAAGTCAGCGTTTTCTTGTTCCCACTCGGACATGTTTAGCTCCAACTCGTTAGGATTGATACGGACATCTCGCAGCTGAGTAGGTCACCCGATGCAGCATTGAGAATACTAGGTGCGCTGATTGCGCTTACATTATAGGTCAAAGATGATGCTGCGAGCTTAGCGAACACGCTACAGACAGTATCTTCAATGCCGTTAAGGTTGCCCTCGTTGTCGAACAAAGGCACAGTCATGATGATCTTGAAGTTAGCCATTGGGCTAATAGTTATGTGCTGGTTGTTGCTAGGTACGATGTATTCTGCATCTGGACTTACAATGACGCTGTTCGCGAGAACCACGCTTGGCGGAAAGGCAAAAGTCTGCCACTTAGCGTTATCGACTAAAGCCGTTGCTAAAGTAGTCCGAAGTGTAGTGATAGCAACAGGCATCAGCCCACCATAGAGTTAGGTGATAAGCAGTGCGCGATCAATCCTCGCACCTTAGCGAGAAGCTGTGCGCTCATTCGGTAAGGGCTTGGCTGGAAATCTACAGCGTTACTGCCTGAGAGTGTGGCTGTACGCGCTTGCCAGATTTCAACAGATATCATCAAAGCTGCTTGCTGAACTGCTGTGTCAGTTGCATAGTCTGTGACTGTTCCTGCAACAATTCCAAAAGGCTGGACGGCATGAATGCCTTGATCTGCTCCAGTTGCAGAATATGAAAGTGACCCTGAGCCAATGGCAGTGATTGTCTTAGTGCCGTTGTATGGGCTTCCGTTTCTAGTAATAATAATGCTTTGTCCTACATAGAAATCTTTAGAAATCTCTTGACCGAAGTAAAGAGTTGCCACATTATCTGTGATGCTTTGATGGGTGTTGTAGATCTCATTCTGCCAAAGCATAGGCAGTAGGACTACATCCGTTGCATCGCATACTTCTTGAAGGGTTGCGTCTGGATACAAAGTACCGACTCCGAGTGTTGCGCGGAGTTCTGCGACTGTTGTAAGTGCCATGTGCAATCCTTTCTTAAGACTCTGAGGGGTAGAGGGCTACTACCCCTCAGAGCGACTTAGTGAGTTTTTACTGCTTGTTGTTCTTGAATGCGCCAGCTGCAACCTTAGTAGCGATTGCACCGAATCCGTAGTAACCAACTGTTACTGATCCGTTAGCTGTTGATTCTGCACGCAAGCGGTATGTTGGTGACTCGTACCATGTGTATGCATCTGGGTTCACGATTAGGATTGTTCCATCGCCATCGCCAGCGTTTGTTGGATCAACATATAGGTTGAGTCCTGCAACATTGCCTGTCAATGATGTTGGTGCTACTTGACCGCCAGCGTTCATTGGCTGTGATGCTGTGTAGATTGGACGACCTGCATCGTTCAGTGACATGATGTTTGACCATTGTCCTGTTGATACAACCATGTTGCGAGCGAATGGGTTAGGTAGTCCTGCTGTTGCTGCATAAACAGAAGCTGATCCGCGAGCAACAATTCCTAGCAATTCTGCTGCTGTTGGGTATGTTGCTGTTGTTGTGCCGTCTGCTGTTGCACCTGCAATAAGAGCAGCGTTCACTGCTGCGTTTGTTGCCTTTGCGTAAGCTGCTGCCATGTTGCGAACTAGCTCATCAAAGAATGCTGGAGATGTACGATCTAGCAATTCGACAGAGAATGTCTGCTGTCCTGCGTACTTCTTAACATCTACTGATAAGAAAGCAGCGTTCTGATCTGTGTCGCTGAATGCCGCGTTCTCTGGCTCGATTTCAACAGTTGGAACTGCTGTGATCTTTGGGATCTCGAAAGTCATACCTGCATCTGGCAATACTCCGCGAGAGATTGCATCGATTGAAGGACGGATTGTTGTTGATAGTGGGTTGATGATTTCTGACAACTGGCGTGTTGGTACAAGACCTGCGTTGTCTGTTGTGTCATCTGCTGCGCGTAG